TGTGTAAAACTTCTCAAAACAGATGGTATAACTGCTGTAAATATATATATAATCATGTCTTTAAAGATAATACAGCGTATTTGAAAAGTGAAAGTAATATAAATAATCAGTACGATAAAGAAAAAGTTTTAAAAGTATTAGAACTGTACATTGACTTGTGTAATGATTATGAAAAGATTATTAATATTACAGGGTTCACATTCTTTACAGGAATTCATAGAGACACGCTAAATGAATGGTCACACGACGTCACGCTCGGCTCTCTCGGTTCCGACATTTCGAAAAAGATTGACGAAATGAGAGAAGAGAGCCTTGTAGGATTGCAGGTCTCCGGCAAAGGAAACCCGATGAATTATATGCCATCGCTGAATAAGTATTGCGGCTTTAATATGCCGGGTGTAAGGGCACAGGACAGCAGTAAAACGCAGTCAATCGAGCAGATCAGGGAACGATATTCCCTGTCTGAATTGTCAGAAAACACTGCACAATTAAAGCCACCAGACGCGGACTTTTAATGTGAAATTGTACGTGGTTATCACACAATTTGAAATCATAGCAAAATCAAGGCTTACAGAGGTTTTAGAAAACGTCAACTATTCGCAATAGTTTTGTTTAACGAATAGTTGAAACGCCTATCAACGAATTGTATTAATTGTTTTTGAATATTACACAATTTGAAATGCAGTTGCAGTTGTGGTTGAATGATCCAGAGCATGACCGGGGGAGGGGTCTAGCAGGAAGCACCCCGGGGCGGTAACTGAGTTGGTTAAGCTAATTTCAAACAAAAAGACCACCTGCCAATGAACGATATACACATACGATGCCACATAATTTCTGCAAAGTTACGGAAGGGTGATTAACATGATTGCTAAACTTGAAGGAATGCAAAATGGATATGTATTGTTAAGATCATCTACGGACGAAGAATTTCAAGCAATCCTTAAGCGGTATAAAGACGCGAATAATTTTAAATGCATTATCTGCAACAAGCATACTGCTAAATGTTTTAAGCACACAGGGATTTTATCAGATCTCACAATAACGATAAATAATAAACTGTCGAGTGGTGTATTTTACATCAACGGAGTTTTCTAAATTCAATTTCTACATCAGATAAAAATTCAAAGGTTACATTCGATAACGATTTTCAAAAATTTTTAAAAACAAAAAAGAGGTTTTAATATGTCAGATTGTAAACAGTGTTGCGGAACTTGCCAGTATGGTTCATATGACAAAACAGATGGCTATATATGCGTGAATAGCGACAGTGAATATGTGGCAGATTTTGTGGAGTACAATCATGCGTGTGATGAATGGGAGAGTAAATAGTGCGAGTAGTATCACAAAACAGAGATTTTTCATTCGATTTTGACCGAACCACATTCTGGACGCAGGATGAATATGTGTATGCCAGAATCGACAGTAACAATCAAGTGATTGGAAAATACGAATCAAGCCAAAGGGCACGGCAAGTGTTTATTGATATGCACAATGCATACAGTCCAATACAACTAATGAGTGAGAATCTAAGCGAGGAACAGATTGCACAGTTTGCTGGTTCAAAGAATGTGCCTATCAAATGTTTAAACCTTGATATTCCAAACTCTTCAATAACCGTATTTGAAAATGCAATATATTATATGCCGGAGGAATAGATTAATGGTAATTATCAAAACGGTCATATCAACATTAGATGTTTTACTAATCTTGCTATTATTTTTTGTTGGCAGAGAATCAAAGGATAAACCTACAGCAATAGGCTTTGGAAGCATGATTATGTTGTTGATTATAAATATTTTCCTTGTGTGGAGATAATAAAACATTGGGCTATCGCCAAGCGGTAAGGCACTGGATTTTGATTCCAGCATTCGCAGGTTCGAATCCTGCTAGTCTAATTGAGGAATGGATTTAACGATTCATTCCGTACAAGGTTTCTTCTGGGTGTTTCATTCACACCTCCTTCGCCACTAGGACAATTCTGCTAAGGGCGGTGCGAGACCGTCCGGTGGTGATCACCGCAGATAGCGGTATTTGATGTAAGCCTATATGGTGTTGAACGGCGTCCGTTCCGTAATTTGCAGACGTGCAATCCATATAGCTTTCAATAGTTCTGACACCTATCCCACGGTGCCAGAGCTACAACAATGAGTTGCCAGTGAAGGGCTGCAAACTGGATAGTGCAACGCATGGCACGATAAATATGATTGCTAACCGCCGCTTGGCGGTTTTCGGGGATTTAGTTCAGTTGGTTAGAGCATCCGGCTCATAACCGGGAAGTCATAGGTTCAAGTCCTATAATCCCCATTCC